TATTTGTTTTCTATAGTCGCCTTGATAACCATAAGAAAAACCCTTACCCATTTTAAGATTACCAATAAATCTTTTACTAGCAGTATTAAGAGCTAGTTCTACATCAATAGGTTCTAGTTTAACTTTAATCATATTAAATCCAATCTATAGTAGGTTTGCCATTGTAATTGACATCAAATACGAACCAAGCAAAAGCAATTAGACCTCCTGCTGATTTTGTTTGACCTTCTTTAACAAAAGAAACTCTTTTAGAAAATACATAAACATTTTTTAATTTGTTTTGGTTAAATATTTTTTCTTTTCTTCTAATACCTTCTAAAAAATTTAGTTTATTAAATATAGCTAATTTATTTTTAACTAATTTTAATCCATGTACTGTAAAATCTTGTCCAAGTTTAAATGGTGGATTGGTTATAATATTATCAAAAACTTTATTTGTTTTTAAAAAATCTATTCCAGTTTCGCCATAACCTCTATCAATTAAATCAGAACTAAAAACATCATAACCATTTTTTTTAATTACTTCTGCCATCTTACCAGTTCCACAAGCACATTCATAAATTTGACCAGTAAATTTTTCTCTATCTAATAAAGATTGTGTTGCATATTCTGGTGTAGGGTAAAAATCATCTTTCTCTCTCCTTTTTTGAACATCGACTCCTGCCATTCTATGAGCTTCTATTTTCATTTCTTTTTCCTTCTTTGATTTATATTAATATTCTTTCTTTCATATTCATCAATCGTCATATCGGTATGATTAACAAACCAACAACTAGCACAATAATCTTTGCCAGACTCTACAACATCTGCGTTCATTCCACATTTGTAACAGACTCTAAAATCGCCATAGATGTTTTTTTTATCCGACATATCTTGCTCCTTTGCTTAGATTATCAAAAGCCCATTTAGGTTGTAAATTTTTGTAATTACAACATTCATATTGTTGTTTTACATCTAATAAATTAAAATGTGCCATTGGTTTTATATGGTCAATATGCCATTTCCCAAAATTTTGCCAACTCATTCCTTTTTTAAATCTTTTTTGTAAATGATTTTTTAAATATTTCCAATCGCAACCAATCAATTCAGATGTTTCAACTTGTTTTTTTGCTAAGCCTTTTTTTACATATTGATAAAATCTTGTTCTTAATCTTGATTTTAAGATAAATACATAATCATTTTTTAATCTTTCTCTTATTCGATTTCTTGCTTTTTCTCTTACTTCTGGTCTTTTAGCATATTCACATGATTGTTTTCTTATATGTTCTTTATTTTTAATTTTATATAGTTGTTTTTTTTCTCTATAACCTTTTTCCCAATAATATTTTTTTAAAAGTTTTTTTCTATGCTCTCTTACTTCTGGTATTTGCATATATTTTTTATAATAAATTCTTCTTTTAATTTTATAAGATTCTTTTGATCTTGCTTTTTTTGAATATTCTTTAACTTTATCTTTATTTTTTTCTATCCATAATTTTTTTAATTTGTCATATTTTGCTTTATATTTTTTATCTATTTTAAATTTTAATTTTTTTCTTTGATGTCCAAGTCTTTTGTTTCTTTCTTTTTCGCAAAAATTACTACAATATTTTCTACATGAATTAGATTTTTTTATAAAATTAATATCACATTCAGGACATTTTAATTTTATATCAAAAACTTTTGCTGCAGCTCTTTCTCTCTTTCTTTTATTTCTTACATCTCTTTGGCATCTATAAGAGCAATACTTTGGTATTGAAGTAACATTAATAAAATTAAAAGATTTACTACAACTTTGACAAACTAATTTCATAATTAATTATTAATTAGATAGATTGTCCACATTACAACTTCTATAATGATAATTGTTTCAAGCATCTATTTTCTCCTTACTGTAAAGCATAACTAAAGCTCTTGTTGTACTAGGACTCAATAAATCACCACCAGATAATTTATAAATTAATTCATAATCTTTTTTTGTAAAATTATCTAAATTTTCAGATTCATTAATTTTAAATTGTAGTTGTAAAACTTCCTCTGTATTAACTCCAATCAATTTAAATAAGTTTTTTGATAGATCCATAATTTTTATTCCTTCCTTTTAATCTTTTAATCTTATTCCAAGTAACCCCATTAATAAGTCTTGAGCCTTCAACAATATTTTTAAAGGTAATTAATTTTAATTTCTCAATATCAATTGAGGGTTTTTCTATTTCTTTCATCAATGTTTTGTTTAAGTTCTTTCTTTTTTTTCTGCCAGACTCTTTTAAAATCATCTCTAACAGAATTTTTAATCATTTTGTCCAGGTTGTCTAGCCTTCTTTTATCTTGTCGCTTTGTATAATCAAAAATAAAAGGATAACCAAAATTATTTCTTGTCATTATTTCCTCTTTATAAATTTAATTATTTTTTTAAAGTATCTTTTAGGTAGTTCTACAATCTCAACCTTTGGGATTATGTCCTCATCTATTCTTGATTGGCAGTCCCCAAAGTCCATATGGTCAAAAAATTGCTTACCTATATTTTGATTATTTAATATATTGGCAGCTCCTTTATATTCTTTATTTTTCATTATGCTCCTTTCTTTAATTGATATTGAGTGCCAAAAGCCTGAACATCAGACTCAATTGAATTAATTACTTTAAAAACACTTTTTACATATTTACCTGTTTCTGTTCTTGGTGTTCTACCAAAAATAAATGTAGTAGCTTCATATGGTAATATTGTTGTTTTATCATCCCAATAAATACAATATATATTTGATGACCAAAAATAACCTCTTTTCCAAGCCTCTTTAGTTTTATCAGTTTCATCTGGTACATATTTTATAAAGTCTGCACCACCATAGCTAACTCCATCATTTTTAGCTTTCATTCTTGGATCTGCTTTGCCTTCTTCTTCTACATATAATTTCCAAAGGCTTATTTTTTTTTCTTCGATAATGTCATAAACATCTGATTTTCTCATTTTGTTTCCTTTCTTGGTTTATTATTCATTAAATAATAATTTATTAATATAATCAACTAAATCGTCTTTTAATAAAACTTTTTTAGTTAATATTCTTAAAACAGTCAGATTTTCTAAATCCTTTAAGAATTCTTTTGCAGCTTTAAATGATTTAATACCTTTAGGATAAAAAGGTATTTTTTCTTTGTTATAAGTAGTAAAATTAAAATTAATGTTTTTACTTGAATAAAACTCAACATTAATATCTAAAATATCTTTATTTGTATCATGTATTTGTATAAAAAATTCTCTTAAAACAGGTGCTTTACTTTTAATTTTTTTAATTTGATTAATTTTATAAGGAATTTCAGAATCTCTTTCATTTATAAATTGTTTTTTAATCTCAAAAGAAATTGTAAATTTATCTCCAGAATTTTTAAAACAATTTAATTGGCTAGATGTTCCAAAATAAATAAATCTGTTATTATCAGAATCTTTAAATTTATAACAAATGCAATAACCATAATCAGAATCAAAAGAAAATTTTTCAATTAATTCAAGTTCCATTTCTAAAACATCACCAACAGAACCGACATATTGCCTAGACTCACAATCTTTTTTTTCAGATAAATGTTTAATTTTTGCTAAATGATTTTTATAATTAAAAATATGTTCTTGAAATAACAACCAGTCAGGGGTTTTATATTTAGGTGAAATATTAACAAATTTTTTTCTATGCCAAATTTCAATAGGTGGAACAAAACCAATTTTTTCTTTTGCTTTAATTTTGGCTGTTTCTAAATCAGTAGAAAGATTTTTAACGAAAATATCGCCATCATTTAAAATCCAATAAATATCGTCAGCACCTTTTGAAATGTGATAACCTTGATTCGACATATACTAAACTTATACAACATTTGTTCTGTAATGCAATAATATTATAATTCAAGATTGTATAAAAAATATTGTTCTTAGTTTGTTCTCATTGATTATAAAATGATTAAGTATTAAACAAGCAACCAGGAAAGGATTAAAATATGACTACAAAAGGATTCACCCAAGTACCAAATCAACTTATAATTGATGAGAGGCTTAGTAAGGAGGCTAAAGCATTATTTATCTATTTAAGGTATTTATCGCCAAAATTTAGAACCTTGAGAAATGCCACATTATTAACAAAATTAGATATTTGCTTATCCACACTTCAAAAGGCTAAAAATGAGCTAATAAAAAGTAATTACCTAGTTATCCACAGGAAAGCCTCAGCTAACAGATATGAGTTAAGACTACCTACTAAACAAGTAGGGGACTACTTACCAGATAAGCAGAAGACTAAGTATAATTTACTTAGTATTAAGAATAACAATACTATGTATAACAACACTATGTATAACAATAGCAAACCCAAAGGGTTTAAAGGGTTTAAAAAATGAATGAAGATATTTATTATTATAATGATGAACCATTACAACTAAGTTATTCGAACAGCTACTCTTGGGGGGACAAGATACAAATTATAAAGAACCTAGAGGCTGACTTTCAGTCAGGGATGTTGTCCTGGTCGCAAATGCGTTGGATCGTAAAAAATGCCAAGTTTGGAAGTTTTACAGTACAGAGAATAGTAGACAAATTAATGTTTGATGGAAAATTAAAAGTTAATCCTATTACCCTTGATGCTAGAACATTTTATAAAAAACCTAGTGCTTTTGACTTGTAAATATACAACATATAGTGATATAATGGCAACAGGTTGAAAACTCCCTCTTTTAGTTGTTTTTACCTATAAAGTTAATTAACTAGACCTGGTGAGGTTCTTATCTTTCCTTTCTTTCTATCCTTGCCAGGTCGTTTAATAACTTAGAATAATTATAAACTATGGCAGGAAGACCAAAAAAACTTAATAAGAAATTAGAAAAACAAATTCTTGATTTAATTGCAGATGGTTTGACAATAAGACAAATATTTGAAAAACCTGACATTGATTATTCTTGGTCAAGTTTTAGAAATGAATTAGTCAATTCTAATGAATTGATGGATAAATACCAAAAAGCAAAAGAGTTAGCAATCGACTTAGAATTATCTAATTTGAAAGACAAAAGACTTGAGCTTGAATCTAAAATTGAATCAGGCGAAATAGATGGCAAAGCAGGACAGAACTTAGTGAACCTTTATAAGATAATTGTTGCTAGTTCTCAGTGGTCTGCAAGTAAATTAGCATCTAAAAAGTATGGAAAAGCTGCAGAATTAACTATAAAAGGTGATGATAAATCACCATTAAACATAAGTTGGAGCAAGTAATTTATTAATTAAATGGTAATTAAATCTTTTAAAAATGTTGATTTTATTTGTTTGTAGGTAAAACCAACACACATAAAAAGTAGTTGTTATATGTGAGGTGTTGCAAAAATGTCACAAATGAGAACAAAACAGCAACATTTCCGATAACAATTAATTATCGGAATATTACTAATGGTAATCGATAAGTTATCACTATAGAACTGTAGGTAGTAATTGTTGTTTTTTGGTTCTTGGTTGGCAATTTGGGGGGTTTTATTTTAGGGTACACCCA